GATTGAAATATTTACACTCTATAGGGGATGGACGACACCACAATTAAAAAAATAACTATTACAGGGGCCGCTGCTGATTCAATGGCGCCATCATCCTATAGTGGTGGCGATGCTCCAAGAAAAAAGACACAAAAACGTAAAAAGTTAACATTAGAAAACCCGATTGTTAAAAAAATAGAGGAACCACATTCCGAAATAAAAAAGGGAGCAGGAATGAGTCCTGGAACACTAGACCAGCTCGCTTCAACAAGTGTTTCCGGTCCAATTAACAGACCTCCGCAATTATTAATTCAGCAACCGGTGCGAATTGGAGGCGCCCCTGAGCAACGTGTTGTTCTTGCTAAATCCGAAAAAGCAGCAAAGGTAATACTTGGTGCCCCTCCAGCAAAAAAACACGTAGAGATGAGCTCTAAGAAGAAAACTGCTAAACGTGTAAAAGTTTCTGTAGGAGGTATTACTGTTCGTTTAAAACGGGCGAAGACAATCAAAAATAAATCAAAAGCACACACACTTGATGAAATCAAAGCGGAGCTTGTAAAGGCATCCCTTATTAAACCGGATTCAAAGGCTCCCGAGGATGTTCTTCGTCACATGTACACCGATTTTATGGTGCTTAAAAAACGGGCACTTTAACCCCTAACGTTTAGTATACATAAGGACATCCATACAGACTTATAATGTATACTAATTATTTTGAAGCATATGCTCATCATAGCAGTACCTATGGTGAGCATACAGCAATTTTCTATCTTGTAGGGAAATTCTACGAAATGTATGACTGGATTCATAAGGACACACGAGCCCCAGGCACTTCTATGTCAAAGGTTGTAGATATTCTTGGAATTCAAATGACTATTAAGAAAGGCGATAGTCCAGAAGACACGGATGGGTTTTTTGCAGGAGTGCCTGAGCAGAGTCTTCACAAATACGCCGCGGTTCTTACGCGGGCGGGGTGGACCGTAGTGATTTATGACCAGGTGAAGGATTCTAAGGGAGCAGTAAAATCACGTGATGTGTCCCGTATTCTTACGCCAGGAACACATGTAGAAGCAGTATCTCAAGATGCTCCCTATGTAGCTGGTATTTGGCTGGAAGATGCCCCCTGGGGTTCAAAAGACCCTCCAAGTTTTGCTCTTGTGTCAATTGACCTTAGCACGGGGCGTATTACAACATACGAAGGTGTAGCCCGTGGTAAGACGGGTGTATGGACTGCAGATGATGCCGTACATTTTTTTCAGGTGTACAGTCCTCGGGAGTGTACAGTATGGTGGCGCGGCGATGGAATTGCCTGTCCTTCTAAGGATTTTTTACGAAGACAATTTGCCCTTGCCTGTCAAATTCAAATTTACCAGGGAACTAAGGAGGCTAGTGGTGGATTTGAAACGCCATTTATTCGGGAAGAATTTCTACGGCGGGCAATTCAAAGTGATTCACTTCTTCCATTGCGAGAGTTTCTTGGAATTACAAATTTCGAAAAGTCTGAGCGGGCTATTTGTGCTACCCTTCAGCGAATTGAAGAATTGTTTCCAAGTGGAATTCAGAAATTCTATCCACCAACCCGATGGTCCCCAAATAGTTCCCTTTTCTTAGGAAACCACGCTCTGTATCAACTCAATATGATTACATCCGGTAATGAAGACAGCATACTAGGACTTTTCCAAAAGACACAGACATCTTTTGGCCTTCGGGCAATTCGGAATCGCCTTTTACATCCACATTCGTGCCCAGCAATTTTAAAACGCCAATATTCAGAAATTGCCATTTTTGAATCAACCGCAATTTCAACAAAAGTTGAGCATATTCTTAAGGGCATGGGGGACCTTCCTCGCCTTCACAGACGGCTTATTGGAGGTTCAATCACTCCTGAGCATATTATGGCAATTGACCAGACATACGTATGTGCTAAAAATGTGGCCGAGCTTCTTAAAGATACACCATTGGCCTATAAATCAGCATTGTCGTTAGAAAAGATTCACACAAGTTTTCAAGAAGTATTTTCGGTTGAGCGGGCATTAAAGGCATCGGACACATCCTTTTGTTTTCAACGCGGCAAGGCAGTAAGTGTCGATGCACTAGAAGATGAACTAACGGCTTTATTTGCTGGGCTTAATTCGGTTGTTACAAAAGTTACCGCTTGGGCATCTATTCCTCATAACGGGCTTCGTATTGAATATAAAGAAACAATGAGTCCAGTTCTTATTGGGCCAAAAGCATCAATGACTGCAGTACAGAAAGCAATTGCTAGTAGTCAAGCTCCTTTTCATAAACTCGAGCTTGTTTCAAAGAAGTGTACACCTCATATAGAAATTCCGGAGCTTGGTGAGGGTTGGGCACATATAATGAAAAAGAAGTGGCAACTACAGGAAGCAGTAAAAGCAGCACTAATTCCCCTTTGCGATGAATTGGCTTCGAAAAATCTGAATGAATGGGATGGTTTAGAGGATTGGCTATCACTTGTTGATGTTACATATACAATTTGGAAACGGTCAAAGGAGCTTGGATTTGTAATGCCTATAATTTTAGACGGCAATGAATCACGTATTTGTGTTACCGGTCTTCGTCATCCGCTTATTGAGCGCACTGTGACGCGCACAGAATATGTTACTCACAATGTGGAATTAGGGAGTGAAAACGGATGTAATGGATGGCTTGTCTATGGAATGAATGCAAGTGGCAAGTCGAGTCTTATGAAGGCCGTGGGAATTGCGGTTCTTTTAGCACAAGCAGGATGTTATGTACCGGCAACAGATTTTGCCTTTGTCCCTTTCAAGTCACTTTTTACCCGAATTCTAAATACGGATAATTTGTGGGCGGGGCTTTCCTCGTTTGCTGTGGAAATGACAGAGCTTCGAGAGATTCTTTTACGGGCAGATAAAAATAGTCTTGTACTTGGGGATGAACTCTGCTCCGGTACAGAGTCAATTAGTGCAACGGCGCTTGTTGGGGCCGGACTAAAGCACTTACATAAGCATTCTGTGAAATTTATTTTTGCTACTCACTTTCATGGGCTTATGATGATTCCAGCTATTACTGAGCTTCATAGATTAAAAGTATGGCATCTTAAGGTTCGGTATGATGCATTATCCGATATTTTAGTCTATGAGCGGACCCTAACACCTGGTCATGGAAGTAGTTTATACGGATTGGAAGTTGCTCGTGCAATGTCTATACCTCGAGAAGTTCTTGATGATGCAATGAATATTCGTAAAACCCTTTTAGGAACAGCATCAAACTCAGATGCCCCACTATCAGCCTGGAATCCTGCAGTGCAGCGTAAGGCATGTGAGCTTTGCTCTAAATCTATTGTAAATGATTTAGAAGTACATCACATTCAGCAACGGGCAAATGCTGTAAATGGTCGTAATAGTGACGGAACACATATAAATGATTTACGAAATCTAATTGTTGTGTGTTCAAAGTGTCATGATTCTATTCATTCAGATTCGATACAAGTGGGTTCGGTTGTTCAGACAAGCGTTGGTCCTAGGCGAACAACTACAAAACGCTCAGTAATTATAAAGCCTTTGGCGGGAGGCTACTCAGAAGAGCAGCGTGAAACTATTGAAAACTATTTACGAAATAATCCGTCGGCAACACCCAAGCGGGCAGTATTTGATTTAGAGCAAAAAGGGATTACTATATCTTTTGCTAGTTTGAAGGGGTTTCGGAAAAATGTTTAAGCCGTTGGTGGCATAACAACAGAGGCGCCGGCAGGAATGGCAGATGCAGGAGCCATGATGTAGGAAAGCGGACCCGGGGGTCCAATAGGTCCAACAGGTCCAGGTGGACCAGCTACGCCCGCCGGTCCAGCTACACCATCAGTACCAGATGGTCCAGGCGGCCCAGTTGGCCCAGGCGGGCCCGCTACGCCAGCTACACTTGGACCACCACCAGCCATAAGAGTCCGGACAGCTGCCTGAAGAGCATTGATATCATTGCGAAGCGTTATAATTTCACGGCGAAGAGGATTGCCTCCCTGAAAGTTTAGCCCACCACCATTAAGTACAGATGACATTCTGTATTCACTATTGGATTCTAGAATGGAGATAATCCGCAGCACTTGCCTACAACCCTATGATGGCAAGTATGCTACAGCAAAGTACCCCCAAAGGGGGTACTTAACTTTGGCACTTGCCTTAACAAAAATTGCGACCTAAGCTTCGTTTGACCGTATACTATAGAAATGATTATCCCAATTCGCTGTATGAACTGTGGCAAACTTATTGGGGATAAGTGGCGGTATTATCAAAGCCAGCTAAAGCTCCTAAAGGGTAATGATGCCGAAACTCGGGTCTACTTTGATGGAACCACTATTCCTGTAACGGCAGAAAAGAAGGTTCTAGACAGTATGAAGGTAACCCGGTCCTGTTGCCGTAAGCACTTTCTCACTCAGGTAGATTTAATTGATAAGATTTAACAGGAGTATGGAGGTATATGTATCACCAATATATGTAATTTGTGCTGGATTGTTTATAGTTGGAGTCATATTTGTATTGCGCATACATACATCTATTATTACAGTTGCTGTTCTAGTCTTAATTATTTACACGATTTATCTACATAGTTCAATGTACAGCAATGAATATAGAAGTATGTCAATGGCTTCATGGATACAGAATCTAGCTCCAACACTTCTTACGGCCACAGTTGTACTTGTATCAATCGGCTACATTATACTTTTTTTGAAGAAACCGAAAAGCTCTTATGTCCCAAGCAATCAAAAACAATCAACTTCATTTTTTGATTCATTTATACAAAAAGTTACAAATGTAAAACCATCAACACAAACAGTAGGTAGTTCAAACTTTTCAGAATCTAAGCGCAGTGAATATATTTCGGCTCTAGATAGACTCATTTAATTGCTTTTGAACATGTAGAAGATGTCGAGTCGTAAAGGTAAATCAACACGTCGTTCAAAGGTTTTAACAGGAAAAATAATGAATATCCCGGAGCTAAAAGAGGCATTTGAGCTGCTTAATGCTAAGACGCATTCACTTCTTAAAAAGACGGATAGTTCAATGGATGAAACTGTCCGTGAATTCCAGGGACTCTGGAAATCGATTTTTCACAGACCGGTAACTAAGGAAGCGGCCCTTGCCTTTTTAGAAGTGAAACGCTCATCGAATGGAAAGGCTAAGCGTGGAAAGAGTCGCAAGCAGAAGGGTGGTTCAGCTGCCCCCCCATTAGCTGGTGCACCCCTAGACTATATGACTCGCCCCGGCATTGATTTAAGCTCGGGTAGTACATATGTAAGTGTTCCTGCCTATCAGGCACAAGGTTTAGATTCCTACAACAAATTTAACACTGTTGGAATTGACCAGGATACACGTGACCTAACTCCGCTTGTTCCCAAATCTATAGGGACAAATGAGGTCTGAGATATCTCTATTATAAAAATCACACATATTTTCCAGGAAATTGTGTGTGATTTTCATACACGAAACCTAAATAGGCAATAGGGTTCTTATTTAGAATGGAAGAGTCTCTTCGTGGAAGTGAGGCTCGCCAACTAGCTGAAACAATTATACGGACCTATTTTCAAACCCAGGACTACCCATTTACACGTCACCATCTTGAAGGGTTTGACGCATTTCTCTCGCAAGACTTGCCAGCAATAATTAAGGCTGAAAATCCTTTTGTTCTTCTACAGGAGCCTATTGGAACTACTGGTGTATACGCCTATAAGGCTGAAATATACATAGGTGGTCTGAATGGGGACAAAATCTACATTGGAACGCCCTCAGTGAGCCTAAAGGAAACTGCCGAAATTCGCGCCCTGTTTCCGAACGAAGCGCGCCTTCGCAATTTAACATATGCCTCCACAGTTGAAGCGGATGTTGTAATTCGGATAACGTTCAGTAAACCAAACCCTTCTGGTGGTAAACCAGTTTCGGAAATTGTGGAATTAAATCCGGCGCGGGGAGAGCAATTTTCCTACCTGGCTAAATTTCCCCTGTTCAAGATTCCAATTATGCTTCACAGCAGATATTGCCTTCTTCATGGGAAGCCCCAACTTTTCCTAAAAGAGGTTGGTGAATGTATCTACGACAGTGGTGGCTATTTTATAGTGGATGGATCTGAGAAGATTCTTATAACAAGTCAAGAGCAGGCATTTAACACCCTTAACATTGTGAAACAGGATCGTGACCCCCAAATTGGACTGTATGCCGCAATTTCCTGCCTAAATTCAACAACTCGGCAAATTAAGCGCGTTTCCTTTAATTGGATGAAACGCTCATCAAGTCTACAGGTAACGCTTCCCTTTGTTCGTAAACCAATCCCTGTGTTTGTGTTATTCCGTGCAATGGGTCTACAGTCGGATGAAGATATTGTTCGGGCAATTATACCTGATGCCTCATCGGCAGAGGCATCCATACTAGAGCCTCTTCTACACGAGAGCATATTAGAAGCCTTCCCAATTTTGGACACCTTTTCGGCAATTCAATACATCAAAATCCTTACAAAGGGTTTCTCCGAAGCACATGTACTCAATATCCTTTACAACCAGACCTTTATTCACGTAGAAAATCGGAGCGGTGCTCGCATTGCCTTTCTTGCCGATTGTGTGCGGCGAATCCTTCGCGTTATAGCAAATGTAGATAAGTCGACAGACCGCGATGATATTCGGAACCAGCGGTGCTTAACAAGTGGAGTTCTTGTTCGCACTCTTTTCCAAGCCTCCTATCTTTCCTGGAAAAAGTCGAGCCTTCTTACAATTGACAAGGAATACCAATACAACAAGAGCGTCTACGCGGATATGAACTTCCAGAATCTGTTTGTAACTGGCTCACTTTCAAAGATGCTTGGCGCTGGCAAATTAACGGAAAATGTTATGCGAGGATTTAAAGGAAAGTGGGGAGTGCCTGGTGGAGCCGAAAAGACCGGTGTAATTCAGCCCCTTTCACGCCTTTCATACCTTGATTTCATGTCACATTGTAGACGCGTTGTCTTAGACTTCGACACAGGGATGAAAATGGCGGGCCCGCGCCGTCTTCACACAAGCCAATTCGGTTATTTTTGTACAAGTGAAACACCTGGTGGAGCAAGTATTGGTATTACAAAGAATCTTAGTATGCTTGCCTCGGTATCTATATCGACAGACCCTGCGCCCCTTATTAAATGGCTATTAGAGCGCGGAGAAGTGCTTGGATGTGACCAAGTAAGTGCTGAGCTGAGCAATAATGTTGTTCCAGTCTATGTAAACTCGGGAATTGTTGGGTATACATTGAAGCCTCAGCTTCTTCGTGATGTATTAAAGGCTATGAAGTGGACGGGATGCCTACCCGCCTCGGCCTCGATTAGTTTTACAATTTCAGAGCGCCGTGTAAATATCTTTCTTGATGAGGGACGGCCGATTCGGCCACTTATCCATCTTGGTGCAAACGGTGCAGTTCCATTAAAAGCTTTAAAAGAAACAAAGTGGCGTGACCTTGTGCTAGGCACCTACCCTTTTACTGCATCGCGTGGAATGTATCAAGCCGGCTTTGTTGACCCGCTTGTTGCTAGTAAATCTGTTTCTATGGCTGAATATCTAAAAGTGTTGATGCCATATGCAAGCGCAATTGAATACGTTGACCCGTATGAGGCAAATGAAGCTTATATTGCTATGTATCCAGAGTATATCAAGGCTGAAACAAGTCACTTAGAAATTCACCCGAGTACAATTGTCGGTTTACTAACCTCTATTATCCCCTTCCCAAATCATAATCAGTCCCCACGTAATCAGCTGAGTTGCTCGCAGTCGAAGCAGGGACTCTCAGTATATGCTACAAACTATACAAATCGGTTTGATAACATGGTACACGTTTTATCATATGGCGAGGCTCCTCTTGTTAGAACCCTCTATTATGACTATCTTGCCGATGGTCAAATGCCATACGGACAGAATCTTATGGTGGCAATTGGCTGTTTCACAGGCTATAATCAGGAGGACGGTATTGTGTTTAATGCCGATTCATTCCAGCGTGGTATGTTCCGTAATATGACCTTTCGTAGCTACGAAACCTTTGAGGAGGACGATGAGATGCTAAAAATAAAGACTCGTATTGCAAATCCTGCCAGCCTTCCTGGCTGGACTTCACTAAAACCCGGTATAGACTATTCTAAATTAGATACGCGTGGTATTATTCGCGTTGGCGAATATGTAGATGAAAACACAGTTCTTGTTGGAAAGTATATGCAGACGGCAAATGGTGAGATGCGCGATGCTTCCATGACAGCGCAGGTGTGGACTACGGGGCGTGTGGAAAAGATTGCCGTTATGACAAGTAATACTGGACGGGCACTTGTTAAAATCCGTGTTATACAAGATCGTATTCCAGAGTTGGGTGACAAATTCAGTACTCGCCACGGACAGAAAGGAACTATAGGAATGCTTGTACGGGAAAATGATATGCCACGTACAAAGGATGGGCGGGTTCCTGATATGATTGTAAATCCGCATTGTATGCCATCGCGCATGACAATGGCTCAGCTTCTAGAGTCCCTTCTTGGAAAAGCGGCGGCGGGGCTAGGAGCCATTGGAAATGCCACGGCCTTCATGAACGAGGGAAATCCATCAGAACAAATAGGAAAAGTCCTACAGGACCAGCTTGGCTTAAACTCACTCGGCGACGATATACTCTATGATGGTATGTCAGGTCAACAGATTCCTTCATCGATTTTTATGGGAAATATTTACATTATGCGTTTAAAACACATGCCTGAGGACAAGTGGAATGCACGTGGGGAAGGTCGGCGGGAACAGCGAACCCACCAGCCAACGGGTGGGCGCGGAAATCAGGGTGGTCTTCGTATTGGTGAAATGGAGCGCGATGCTATTGTTGGACATGGAATTATGGATTTTGTGCGTGAGTCGTATACGAAGCGGGCGGATGGTTATGCTACATATATATGTAATGGATGTGGTACTATACCAATATATAATGAGTCAAAGCGTCTATACATTTGCTCGATGTGTGATGGACCGGTTGAATTTATAGGTGGAAGTGCAACAACCTTGGACATATTACCACCAAATGTTCGGAGTTTGGCTACGTTTTCTAAGGTTGAGATTCCATATTCTATGAAATTATTGGACCAGGAGCTTTCATTCTATATGAATATTGGAATGCGTATGTTAACTGCCAAAAATGTAACACATTTACGGGGTGCTCCACTTGTTGAGCTTACTGCCGACCAGCAGCGAAATGCACTAGAAACAGTTCTACCTGAACGTACACTACTCGATACAATTGTACCTGAACGGATAGAGCAGAAAGAGGTACTTGAAGCAACAGTGGATGATTTATCAGCACTTGGAGCAACTCCTCAACAGGAGCAAGAAGCGCCGTTAGCAGCAAATGTTCTAAATGCTGCCATGACGGCAGCAGTAAATGCAACTCTTTCATCAAATTCAAAGAGCCCTTCGAAGCTACAGAGTATGGCCATAAATGCTGCCGTTAATGCTGCAGTATCTGCTGCTAATTCTGTAAATTCAGGGGTAAACTCTCTAAATTCAGAGGGGAATGCTGTAGCTAACTCTGCCAATTTACCAACAAATACAATTATAAATTCAGCTATAAATTCTGGACTCAACTCCCTACAATTTACGTCAGCTCAGCCAGTACAGCAACCTAATGTGAACTTTTCTGAAGAAGAGCCATTTGGTGTTGATGATTATGAGAGCCTTGACCAAACAGCTAGACCACAGAATACCAATGTAGCAAACAATGCAAATAATAATGCTATTAATGTACAGACAAATACACAGCCTGTACTAGTTGTTCCATTAAATATGTCACAAGGCGCTACAGCTACTCAGTATGTACCTTCTGCTGCTCCAGGAGCCCCTCCAACACTTGCAATTGATACAAGTGAGTCAGCAATGAGAAATATTGGCACAGTGCCTCAAGCACTTCCACGCTCACCTTCGCGAGTAAATACACGGGTAGCTGCACCAAGTGGAGCATCATCTACAAATGCAAACTCGGCGGCAAATGTTAAAGTGAATGTTGTAAAGAGCGAGTAAAAATTTCTCAGTAGTAAATTTGAACCCTATTTCAAACCCCCTTCTAGGTAGAATGGACTTTGAAACAGTAGATATCCTCTTTCGCTCACGGCAAACTCTTCTCCAGATTCTGGAGGCAAAGGGATACAATGTTACCCCATACCTACGGTTTGGTCCCTTTGAGATTGAAACAATGGCATCAGGGACCAAAGAAGTATCTCTACGAATGGATTTAGAGCGCTCTATAGAGAAAGAGGGAGCTCCAAGCAAGTGCCGTGTTGAGTATGCTATTCCTCGTGTAAAGAATCGCCTTAGTGGATTTCTGAACAAGTTGCTTGAAACTGATAGCGGTGAGCCTGCTATTGACCCATTAACAACGGAAGTTATTGTTATTACGCTTGAGGCCATTGGTGACAGTTTCACAGCAGCCGCCCTAAATCTGTGGAACAAGCAGAAGCTTCGTATTAGCTTCTTTGATGCAAATACCATTGTAAGTAATCCATTAAACCATGTGTTAGTACCGAAGCACGAATTCTTCCCAGAGTCGAAACATGCAGAATTCTTGAAGGCTAACTACATTAAGTCAAAATACACTCTACCCGTTATTAAATTCCACGATGACATGATTGGACGTATTCTAGGTCTTGTTCCCGGTGATATTGTAAAGATTACACGACCCAGTCCTCAAGCTGGTGAATACATATTATACCGTATTTGTAACGTCTAGTACTAAAATTAAGTACTTGGCGGTATTTAAATCGGAACATATCGGTAGAGAGGTATGTCGTGTACAAACCTAATAAATTCTCATTTTACAGATCAGTCCTCATTAGATTCTTGGAAAAATGCTACACTCGCCATATTAAATCAATACACTACAAAGTCTAGCTATACCGCTGATGATTTAAATTTTGTAGTAAATAATATTGCTGTAGATGTTGTTAATCACCATCAGTGTATTAAATCAATGGGATTACAAAATTCGATGGTAGGTACGAATGTTAATTCACTTCAAGGTAAACTTGCAAATTTAACTGAAACAATTGAACAGCGTGAAAAGGATGTAGTTATTTCGCACGATCGCGCACTAATTGCTAGAAATCCTGAACAGTCGCGTGGTTATTATGATGGGTGGTTTCCTATAAGTCGTCCATTAAAACATTATACAATTCCTATTCTTATATCAATATCAATATTTTTATTTACGCTCGCTTTACTGTATTTTCTGAGTCTACTTGGACTAGATATCCGATTTATTGTACAAATTCCTGTAATGCGTCAAGCAGGAACTACGTTTTCATACGGTGCACCTCATATTTTAAAGTCAAAGCCATTTTTAATCATGAGTGGTATTGCCTTTATTCTACTCATTCTAACCATTTATGGATTTACTAAGAAATGATTTCACACGTCCTAATAAATGGAGCCTGTACTTCAAATGTGTGATCCTGTACTTACGCAAGAAGATGCCGAGCGCCGTGTAATTTCAGCACTTATTCCTACACCTGGATTACGCCGTGATAATCTAGGAAATCTAACAGATGATTCAATACAAACTGTTATGGAAGGACTAAAGAGCCTAGGTATTACAATTGATTCTGATTCCACAAAGACAGCAATGCTTCAAGAAGCAAAATCATCTCTCTGTAAACTAAATGCTCAGTATCAGTTTCTTCTTGATGGACTACTTAGTGCTATTGCCCGGTCTGATAAGAGCGGAGTAACAAAAAAAGTAGTTCAAACTATGCAAGAAAAAAATCAGAGCATGCAGGATATTTTATCTATATCCCGGTATGTAATTGATATGCCAATGGATACAGTTAAAGAATCATTTATAGGAACACAGGTTGATACATTCAAATCATACCGCGAAGCATTCCAAACAATGGAGCAAACAATTCATGCAAATACAAAAGCGCTTGCCACAAATGAATTTACACGGGCCGAAGAGCGCTCGCTAAAAATCAGCGAAGACAAGAACGTGTATGCAGAGCGTTTAACAAATCTATATGGGGTTCTCAATATTGTTTCAATCGGACTTCTTTTCTATATTATGTATAACTAAATAGATATGGAAGAAACCGATTCAAAACGACGCCAAACACAAATTAATGAATGGAACTATCACGATAAAATGGAAACACTTTTTGTATTTCAACTAACCTTTCTTGCTTTTGCCGTAACAATTATTCTTCTAAGCCTCTGGAAATATGGAATACTTTCTAGACTATATGCTATATATACGGGTGTCACCGCGTTAATAATTATACTAATAATTGGAGTGGTACGCAGACTCTACACAAAAAATGTACGGACTAGAGAAAATTGGAACGGGCGCACCTTTGAAGGTGATTATTCTCTTTCGTCACTTGTTCCACCAGCAGTACTTGCAGCAACTTCAACAGCAAATAAACAGGTATGTGATGCAGTAAAAGCTAATTCAGGTGCATCTACAAAACCTGTAACAATTTCGTGCCCTTAAATAGAAATATGAATTCTTGCGGAATGCATCTTGATTCTATAGAAGAAATTTTAGATTCTGCCCGCGATAAAATGAATGCGCTTAAAAGTGATATACGTGAAATAAAACCGGTTACTGAGCGTGTGGATCGTATATTCCGTTCATACAATGCTACGCTTGAGAATGTTATTGTGAAAACAAAGGAGCACGTATCAAAGATGGACCGTCTTTTAAAGAATCAAAATGGAGGAAAGCGTCGAACACTGCGCCGGCGCAAACACTAAGTTGCAGACCTTAAGTGGGCGCTTTTTGAGTAAAAATTGACTGCATCATTTTTTACTTTATCCTTATAGGATGCCAAATTGCGAACGTTGTGGACAAGAGTTCTCAAGAGCAAATGGGCTTGAAAAGCATTTGCTACGTAAAAAGCCTTGTAAGAAGCCAGTTGCTCTTATTCAGCGGGAGCTAGAAACGGCAGGAGTTATTACAGAATCGTTGGAAGAATTTCGGGATTCATCTAAGAAATTTAACAGCTCACTTTCAAAAAAGCTACGCTCTGATATGGGAATTTACTTTACGCCTAAAAAGGTACGTAGTCTTCTTTTCGAGAAACTCGATGAGCTTGGTGTAGTTCCATCCACAATTTTGGAGCCATCTTTTGGGTCCGGTGAATTTATTCTTGACGCTCGGCACAAGTATGCTGACGCTCACATACATGGCGTTGAGATGAATGAAGCCCTTTTCAAATCTGTATCATGTCCAAATGCCACACTTGTTAATGCAAACTTTCTAGATTGGTCTGGTACTGCCGATTTGATTATTGGAAATCCCCCATACTTTGTAATGAAAGATACTAATAAACATCGGCTATACGGGGAGTGTATGACTGGACGAGCAAATATCTATATATTGTTTCTGTATAAATGCCTGAAGGAGCATTTGAAAGACAATGGCTTTCTTGCCTTTGTTATTCCTACTTCACTCTATAACTGCTCCTATTATCAACCGATCCGTGATTACATCTATAGACATATGACAATTCGTTATGTAGAAACTCTTAATCGTCCTGGATTTTACCAGACTGGACAGGAAACGATTCTTATTATTCTACAAAAAGGGAAGTATGATGATGCCTATATTTATAAGGCTAAAACAGGAACAGTCTATATTTCACCCTTTTATAAGGAGCTTTATCTACTGAGTGAATCAACCACAAGTCTTGCCGAGCTAGGAATCGGTGTAAAGACTGGAAATGTTGTGTGGAATCAGGTGAAAGATAAATTATCAGATACAGGAACACTACTTATTTATTCAAGTAATATCCGTGGTTCAAAACTCACTCTTGGAAACTTGAAAGGGACAAAAAAACAGTATGTGAAAGATTTGAAGAAACCGAAACTAAAAGGGCCGGTGATTCTTGTTGAAAGAGGCTATGGTAATTCGTTCAGTTTTGATTCAACACTTGTTAACATGGATGAGTTCTATGCCGAGAATCATTTAAATGTACTCTATTTGAAATCAGGGACACTTGCAGATTTAGAGCGTGTAGTAAAAAGCTTTCAAGATAAACGAAGTGTACAATTCATTCGGTGGTTTTTAGGAAATGGCTCGATTTCATCGAAAGATTTAGAGGGGGTTGTGCCTATATATTAAGGATAAGGTCTAAACACAAAGTTTTAGTTAATTATAATGAAATTAAAGCATTGTCTACTAGCTTGTAATGAAAATACAAAGTATCTTCATTACTGGCCCTTTGTTAAGCGTGCATGGAAACAGATTGTAGGGATAGATGTTACAATGATTTACATTGGAGAAAGTCTACATGAAGAGCTAGAAAACGACCCATGTGTTACCCTTTTTAAGCCTGTGAGTAATATACCCACAGCAACACAGGCACAAATGATTCGCCTTTTATATCCCGCGCTAATAAAAACAGATGGCGCTGTTGTTATTAGCGACATGGATTGTATTCCACTTAATGCTGATTTTTTTCACCGGGGATTTTCTGATGCAACTGCCAATCAGTTTGTATCATTAAAGGCACCGATGGAAGATTCTAAACAGGTTGTTATGTGTTATGTGGGAGCAATGCCCGCCGTGTGGGGCGATATGTTTCGCATTAAAGATTTAGATGATGTAAGGGCAAAAATGGAAATGTGGAGCGGGCTCTACACTGCCGATGAAAATCACGGGGGTGTAGGCTGGTGCTCAGACCAGCTTGAGCTTTACTCACGGGTAAAGGATTGGGAAGAAAGTTGCCCCGAGCGTTTAAATATTAGCAAGTGGGCATGGGATTTTCCGCGGCTTGACAGGGGTATGCCACATGAATGGATTGAAATGAACCCGCATTTGGAGAGTCGTATTAGATATCGGCATTATGTTGATTTTCATATGCCGCCTATTGAAGAATTTAGAGAGCAAATTATAGATGTACTACGAGTTGCAACTGTGAGCCAATACTAATTCAACAATTTCTTCAATCATACAATTATTTACATGTAATTCATATAGGCGTGTCCATAAATCGGCATCACGAATTGTAGAATTTATATAATCCTCAAATAATTGTGTTATTCTTATAATATCCTCTTTTGCTGTTGGCAAGTGATTTCTATTATCCCTATAATTTTTCAAAAAACTAAAAATGTGTTTCATTATCATTTTGTATGCAACAGGCGTTAGACTCTTTAGAGTCTGCTCTAACTTATTTAGAGTCATTGTGTTTTTTACTTGATGTTTAATCCTTAAATTTGTCATTGCATATATACGTGATGTATTATAATCTGACATAGATGATTACATGTAAGAATTGTTTAGACCGTATTTTTGTTAATGATGTGCTGGCGGAAGACGTGCCTGAATATCTTTCAACACATCCATAATCTCTGAAAGCGTTGGCTCACGACGTAGATACTTCATACGATATGACCATGTGCGAATAGCTTGTAGAACTTGATCAGTACTTAACCCTGTAAAACTCCTGATTTCATCTACCCGTCGGTTATCGTAGTAATAATATTGGGCGGCCAGTTCGTAAAGCTTTGAACAAATCTCCCCGTAGTTACGCTGATGTTTAGTGGCAATATCATACATTGATTTGCCGCGCTGAATCTTTGTTAGTAGTGATAGTGTTTCTTCATCGGTCCACGTGACACCCATGCGCTCATTGGTAAGAGGCTTAACTACTTTTACGTTTTGTGACATTTCTACATCGATTTGAAAAAACTCGCCAGTTCAATTTTTTACCGTGTCTTGCCGTTACTCAATTGTCTTCTGTAAAGGAACAGTAATCTCAGGATACTTTGGCGGTTCAACATAAACAGGCTCACGCCGTGTTGATCCAATAACTGTAAACAGAAGATAACGTTCCATACAATCTATACACAGGTCATTAGTATCCCCTTTAAAGGTTTCAATAAGTGATGTCATATAGAGGTCAACATAATCATTGAATGCCTGTTGATACATCCCTTCAAAATGAACACGGTAAAACATCATATAGTAATCGATAAACCCCTTTCCGAAGCCTGCCTGACTGAGTGCCTTATCGTGTGCCCAGCCGTGAACAAGTTTTACTGCTGCATCGTGGGCAAATCGTTTAGCATTCTTAAATGCTTCAGCGTTACACGCGTGGCAGGTCATTATTAACTAACTCGGAATGTTTAACTACATCAATTTTTTTAGTTAAGGGATTATATTTAACAATGCGTACTAAAGGCTGTAAAGGAACATATGGAAGCTGTGTAGTCCGGTAAACACCAATATGTTTCCAACGGTTTGGATTCATCTATTAATTCTAGTAAAAATGGGTTTAGATAACACTTGCGGTTACCAGGTGCCCGGCGAGGTGAGCTCGATGATTGCATTAACCACATCGCCCTTAGCTGACGTTAATGCCATTGATGCAATCCTATGCGAAACGTTTGCTTGGGCTACTACAATATTAAGATCCTCTTCACTAAAGACGGATACATCAATGTGCTCATCACTGTTAAAGAGCGCCTGTAGGCCTATACTAAAGCTTCCATCCATGATATCGGGCTCAGGTTCTGGGGCGACATTATAGATGACGTCCGGATTAAAATTTCTGAAGTGCATCAGCTCTTCTAGACTCGAATGTTCACTAGATGCATCATATGAATCGGCCTCTTTCATTTCATATTCGCACGGCTTTGCTCGGCACAGCGGGCACGCTTTAGTATTATGTAGCCAATCACTAATACATTTCAAGTGGTAGGGGTGTCCACACGACATAACTACTTGACCGGTTTGTGCATTAATCGCGTCGAGGCAAATAGAGCACTCCATGTTTGGTAGAATCTTTACTAAACGTGGAGCGGTTCAATTTTTATTTTTTTTAAAAGTACTTAAATTAAATAGTTTCATATAAAGTATGTATACAATAGATGAAGAAGTAGAAAAAATATATGCTGTGTTTAAAAGCATGGAAATCAATTGTTATAAGTCAGAAACGGAATACTGTCAGGTAAAACGATTAACATTAGATCCATTTATATTTGACTCGTTAAAAAATTTGTATTCCTCATATTTTAAAAAACATTGGAATACAAATATAATACCAACAAAATCTAATAAGGCAATAGTAATTGTTGAAAGAAGATGTCATCCTAACTTAGAATTTATCTTACATAATGTATCATATTTTGCAAAAGGATATGCTATTCATATATTTTGTAGTAAAGCAAATCTAGAGTTTATAAAAACAATACTTGGTTCACAAGTAGAAAATGTTACTATTTATGTAACATTTGAAGATGTAGGTAGACCAGAAGAAGGTAAAACAGAATATAATAATTTACTAAAAAATAAAACATTTTGGAATGTTTTTGAAGAAGAACATATATTAATAATAGAAACAGACTCTTATTTATTACAACATATTCCAGAAACTATGTATGAGTATGATTATGTAGGATCTAAATGGTCTTGGGATGAATCTGCTGGTGGTGGTGGAGGCATATCATATAGAAAGTGTTCTGTTATGAAAAAAATATGTGAATTAGATAATCCTTTAGTAAAAGATTGTCTTATGCAAGATAGTTTTGCCTCTAATGGAATAAAACTATTAGATCTAAAATACTCGCATGAGTTTTTTACAGAATCTTCGCTATTGAAGAACCCTATTGGGACACATCAGTGGTGGACATTTTTTAATACAAGCTTACATAATGATATAATAAAAAATGTTATTCGGAAATATTTAACACTCATTATTTAACTCGCCAAGCGCACATAAACCTTTGTATGCTCAACATGTCCACATATGTCTGGTATGTCAAATTCAGGCACAGTATTGAACTTTTCAAAACAGGCACTCTTTATTGTTTCAGGAATCATTGTGTTTCCATCAGTAGATACACGATTAATGTCCTGCCGTATATATTTTAAAAATGTTCCACAATCTTTTCTAGACTCTGGAGGAATTGACAACTCTTCCTCAATCTTTCGTCGCACAGCTCCCCACTGTACTGCATAATGGCTATGACTTGTCGCCTTTGTTAAATAGGCTAACTTCTCTTGGAGCATATTTGTAATAGTAATTGCTATAGAAATTGTGCCAAATGCCCATGCAAGTTTAAACACACCCACTTGCTCCCCTCCAGCAATAACATTACTTAATCCACTTACAGCCGTAAGTACATTCGATACTATTGCCATTTTTCTAGCCCGTTTATCGTAGCGTGTAAAAGCCTCGGTGTGCATCCATTCAAAACATTTTGCCTGGTCGCACCATTTGGCAAGCATAATATCAATGGATGGAATCCATTGAACTGGAGTCTTAGGATTTATTTCGGCTTCATCAGACATTTCTATTTATGAATACCATATTCCAATTGTTATTATGTAGTAATTCATAGCCTACAGATATTAACTGCTCAATAAGAGCTCTAGTTATACCATTAGTATCAGCACCCTTCAAATAATAATCGAATTCTACACAGAGAATACGTGGTAAAATCGAATCCTCTAGCATAGTTTCTAAGACTTGAATTTCAGCTCCTTCAATATCAAGCTTCAAAACATCAACCTTTTCAATGCCTTTCCGCTTTAGAAATGCCGAAAGACGCTCTACAGGCACAACTGTATACAGTCCACCATAAAGGTTTGGAATAAGTGTTTGAGAAACATAATTCGGATTATCCTGGTGGTAGAATTTTAAATTTCCTGCGTGTTCCCATAATCCTACAGGGTTCATAACTATTTTGGAAAAATCAGGAGTAATTGGGTCAATCCAGGTTTTATAATCGGGTTGAATACTACATGAAAAGGGGCTTGTTTTCCCAGATGCATAATACGTCTGTATTTCATCAAAGTGTTTTAAAGCTCGCACTGTTGGGTCAAGAATTTCAACGCGGCATCCATATTTACTTTGGACTACAAGGTCAAAGGAAATATCTTCTCCTGCCCCAGCCGATACTACAATACTTGAGGCATCAAGACCACAATTATCGGGCAGCCACCACCCCCCGTAACGTGTTCCGTGGTTAACGCCGGCTGACATTAGAAATAATTATAGATTTCCCTTTAACACGGTAAGCCAACTTTAGCACTTGCTTTAATCCTCAAACACAGCATTTGCTAATCCATTTTCGAAGCGCATCCAATTAAGAGCAACACAGTACACCTTAACCTCCCACTCGACTCCTAATGGAGCTCCAACTTCTAAGCTAAGACGGAATGAAGATGCTCGCGATACATTAATAGAGCCTGTAGGTTCGTGAATACCTGGGCGCTCAGCAAAGGTATAGCCATAAATATAATGCGAATATGCTGAATAGCCCCCCTTATGCTTACGTGCTATATGTTGTCTAAAAAACTGTTCATCAGAATCAACAAGTGTAATTCCATTTACTTGTAGGGCGGCACTAACAAGAAGGGGCTTTGTTAGAAATGTTCTATCAGTTGACCAATTTGACTCAAGCGTATCGGAATAATTTGTCCAGTCATTATTTATATAAACATCTTTTCGGCGTACAATCCAAATTATTTCCTCTATAGGATGATTGGCCTCTAACGGCAGTTGTACATGAACACTATCACCAGAGCCCTTTGCTAACATATATTTCAGTGGCTCACTAAAGGTAAAGGTCTGTAATTCACGGTGAAGCATTTCAAAGGGATTTCGAAGAAGTGCTTGGCGAAATTCACCATCAATAATTGCTCCATGGGTAAGAAGACTAATTCGTTGTAAAAGAGGAATTGAATTCGCTGTAAGTACTGGGACAGTAGTTAGACCGTCTTGGAAAAGAATTGTCTGGGCTAATGGAACTGAATTACACGAATCTCTGTAGCCCCGTACTTGCCGGACGACTTCTGAAAAGGGTCTTAGCGTGATATGGATACGGGTCGAGCCCTCTTTAATTGATATGAGTGGCAGTGCTTCTTGGCGTGGAACACGTCCAAAAAAGAAGGGAAGGGGGCAGTGAAGCGTACCATCCTCTGTAGGGTAAAGACGTGGGGACGGTATCGGCCCATTAGCCCCTATGCCCTTTAGAATCGCCCTGCTAACACGTCCAAGGTGGTCGTAGCTTACACCGTACTGAGTATTGTAGTCAGAAAATAAAAGGCTAAATATATTAATAAAGTCGCCATCAATTGTTTCTACCGTCTTTCCATCAATTTCTAGCTCGGCCGAAAGTATAATGGATGAACCAAGAGAGTTTGCATATTCCCATGCAGCTTGAACATCTGTATATGTGTATATACCACCATCAAGCCGATTTTGAACACCTGCATCTAGCCAGTGCCCTAGATGAATTTCTAGGGCTGCCCCGAATAGAAGGTCACCAACAACTGTTGAGCCAATGTCAAAGGTAAAGCGTTGTCCAAGCTCGGCAGGACCGCGAAAAGGTACATATTGGACTTGGGGAGAAAATGAAACGGTTCGCCGAGATTTATCACGTGTAAACCATGTAACTTCTGTTTTTAAAGGGAAAAGGTCATTTTCCTGATCGTCGCGATCTGTAAGATCTAAAAGGGTTACTATTGAGCCGAGGGGTTGCTTGCTCATCTAGTTTAGTTAGATCTAAACACTTTAGTCCCAAATAATTACCGTGTATTGCTAAAGTTAAGTACCCCCTAAAAGGGAGTACTTAATATTGCCTACAACACGGTATTATTCCGTACAGTTTTTCTCATCAACTGAGAATATATGTTTCCATACTCTTTCTGAATAGTGTACAACTTCTGCATTTATGTGTGAATGCTCCTCAAGAAGTTTTTTGTAAAATTCAATAGGTTTTTTACGAATATCTTCACGTGATACTAATAAAATACCGGTGTACGATAAGGAAGTCAACTTTTCATTAGGAAAGTGTTTATTAAACCATTTACCCAGTGGTCTTTCACTACTTGGAATTAAGGATGAATCAGAATTCTTTTTACTATTTGCTTCATTTGATATGGGGTACGAATCAATACTAAATTTATATGCTTCATTTACATCATTAATATTTTTATTAACAATCATATACGATTCTTTATTATCTTTACCATTTTTTAAATACTCTATAATTCGTAAGACCTTTTGTTTCTTATCATCTCTATACCAGGCAGAGCCAGGAACAAAAAATGTTAATTTTGCTAAGTTATGATAATTTTGTATAACATGATGTAAATATGTATGCGATTCTCGCCCAAGATTAGGCAACTTTATTAGCTCACTTTTATCTATAATAAAATCAGTATTATCTCCTTTATTATATATAAATACTCTATCATATAACTCATATGGAATGTTTTGTATCCAAGAAATATCTTCTTGATATCTGGCAACAACTATGTCAAGAGATGGGGCTTGGGTAAAAAACGTTTCACATGATTTGTATGATAGAATTAATATAATACATAATATAAGTAGTAGTATCATAGATATTTTTAAATATAGTGGCAAGCCCATGCCTTTCTATTAGCAGTAAATACTTAATTAGAATATCGTAAGAACCCCCTGTCATCCTCAATAGTATAGAGGCACCAACTCTCCACTACAAGAGTCATTTCAACAACCTTTGTCGTAAAGCTCTGATCAGCATTAGGAAGCCTGAGATAAATAAGAATAACAGGTTTATCTGCAGTGGAAAAGTTAATAGAGCCTTCGGGAACATACTCATGGTTTGTTTCGCGCCCACTAACATCCCCAAGGTCCCAATTCATTTCTCCCAATGCAAATCCTGGGTCACGTGTTTCCTTTGAAAAGGGAACTAATGTATTCCATATAAGGGGTGTTTGTAGTGATTCACGGTCACGGGCGGCAATTAAAAGAGATAATTGCGAATAATACGGATTATTATAACCGGATGTTGCCCAACGCCGCCCGCGATCTAAGTCATCTCGCGTCCGTAAAAACCAGAACATTCGTGATGCTGTATGTGAAGCATCAATATCACGGGTGAAACTCGGATTTATGCCGGTAGCAGATTTATAGTCGAGCCCTCCAAAGGTAAAGGCATTTTCATAGAAAATAGAATATGAGATTTCATGATCGGTGTCTTCTAGTGCTTCGCGTGATTCAGGGTCAAAATACACATGACGAGTTTCTAAGGTAAGTGTCGGGCGAGCTATTGATTCCCTTGGTAAAGGGGCTACCGTGTACGGTGTTCCATTTGATGGAGGATACACAGTAAATGAAGGCTCTTTCCATGGGGCAGGATACACTACAGAGTAATCGGAGCATTCAATACATTCTTCTAAGGGACGCATAACAACTTTAAGGCGGAAATTCTGTTTGCGCATTGCAATTGAAGGGATGCCACGTAAACCACCAAGCATGGGGAGGGTAAGACGAAGGCGTCCGGGAGTTGCATTTCTATACAAGGTTACTCCAGATACGTCGCTCATTCCTGTAAGGGCTTGGTCAAGGTAGGCTGAATTTAGGGAGCCTCGGGAAAGTCGCGAAGCCCAGAGTGCATCTCCGCTGAACTCTTGAAGAAGAATTTTGTCCTGGAATAATTGAATTGATGAAAAGAGAAAGTAGCCGGCGCCCTGAGTATAGCCATAGTCCCGCCCAGAAGTTGCTGAAACCCGGTATCCACTTTTCATGTTTAGAGCGGCCTCTACGGGTGGTAACCAGGATGGGAGGTCAATAAGAAGAGTGGTATCTAGAAAAACATCTCCAGCAACTTCAAATTCAAATTCACAGGTACGTCCAAAATCTGGGGCATTTAGAGGAACTGTCTGGCGAATTTCACTTACAAAGGCTGGCCGGCGACTATAACGAGTTTCAAAAGGATTTACAGCATTGGCTAGTTTTTTGCTCAAGAAATAAGTATCTTTATTTCCACGGGCAATTGATTCATATAGGGCTCCTTCGGAAAGAAGACCGGCTCGAGCCATCTATCGGTGATTGCTTAAAATAAGTAGAGTGGAATTAATCCATATCTTCAACGCTAGCTGGCGGTAACACTTTTAAAGAAAGTGTTGCTGTTCCTTCATCAGAAGGTAAAGAAAGCTCTGCAATGCGTCCTTGACGATACATTGGAATTCGAAGTGTACACGGAGCACCCGTCTTAGTCCATTCTGAAATTGCTGAACGAATTTGAATGTATGCATTATCTGAATGATTCATTCCCATTTCAGGTGGAAGATCCGCGATTTTTTTGAGAAGTGTTATAGATTCTTTTAGACGGTCGCTCTTTTCCTTTAATGCCATATTCTTTTTATGAAACTAAGAAATTCTTTAGATACTCCTTACAGTGACAGTACGTTTTTTTCTATAAGTACTAGTACGTTTTTTTGAAGAAACTTTACGTGAACGTCCACCTGAGATAGGAGTTGTTGTTGCACTTAATTTTGATAAAAGCATTGTATAAGTCTGTTTTATTTCTTCTATTGTATTCTGAACACCAATAATCCAAGAATTTTCAGGTACTATTTGAAGTGCATTATTAATTGCTGTAGTAACAGGAGGTATAGTATCTAGTACGCTTTGAATATACGATTGATTTGCAAGTATATTATCAGATTTAGCTACCCAATATTGTTGATTAATTATATACCTCATAAATGTAATAGTTGCTATCATTACAGTAATGTTTTGTTTGTACGTGATAAGTTTAGTATTATTAGAATCATTTTCAAGAGCCCTATTAATAAGTACTTCAGTTACCATAGCATTATTTTTAAGATTTTCATGCTGATTGCTTAAAATAGATGTAGCATTAGTATTAGCAGGTGAATTTATTCGTATTTTTAGATCATTTACAAATTGACTGTATAACTCAAATGTAACTTGTATAGCTTGTTCATCTTCTGCTAAAGGAGTCTGAGTTGTTATTTCAGGAGTCTGAGTTGTTGTTTCAGGAGTCTGAGTTGTTGTTTCAGGAGTCTGAGTTGTTATTTCAGGAGTCTGAGTTGTTGTTTCAGGAGTCTG